CCAGGACCAGGGTGATGCCGGTGTCGTTGACGGCGATCTGACCGTTACTCGCCACCGTCGCAGTAGCCCCCCAGGTCGCACCGCCGTCGACGCTCACCTTGGCGGTTGCCGTGGCGCGTGCTCCGCCGGCGACGATCGCCACCACGACGTCGCCGTTTTTGGTCGGAGTGCCGCTGGTGGTAGCCTTCGGTCCGGTACCGGTCAAAACCACGGGGGTGACATAGCCGCCGTCGGCTCCGGCCACCGGTACCGCGATCACCCGCAGGTTCTGTCCGCCGGCAGCGAAGACGTCGCGCAGCCGATCCACCAGCGGTCCCACCCCCAGCAGAGCGGTCAGGTCGCTGGACTTCCCCAGTAGATAGCCGCGGCCCACGGTACCCAGGGAGCAGACCCCGACCACGATGCAGCTGCCGTCGACTCCTCCCGGGGCGATGCCGCTGGTGCCGTCAATCAGAAACTCCAAAACATCGCCCATAATCCCTTCTCCTTGTAGGGGCGCTCCTTAAGAGCGCCCTGATTTCAGGCGGACGCAAGGCCCCGCCCCGCAATGCCGTTAAACTAGATTCTGCCGCCACCCATGGGACGACCCTCGTATGCCGCCAGCGCCTCGTCGAGCTCCGCGGCAGTCACCTGTTTCCCCGGTGCCCACCCCTTGGCCCGGCGCAGGCCAGCCAGCAAATGCGCGTTGACTCCGCATTGCTCCGCCAGTTCCTCTACCGGGTGCAGTTTGCCGTCCGCCGGCGGATGCTCCGCCACCATCACTGCGCTTCCTCTTCCGCTTCCCCGCATGACGCCTCCTCTTCAACTCCGCTCTCGGAGCAGGTGTCGCTTTCGGTGCAGTCGGTAGGCCCGCAATCCTTGCAACCGCACCCTGCCGGGTGCTGGGTATGAGGCGTGCGGTGATGGCAGTCGGGGTCGCATTTCTCGTGCGCCAGGCCGTTACAGATCACCAGTTCCATAGTCTTTCACCTCCCGATAGTCGATATTCAGGTCATTCGCCCGCAGCCAAGGAGGGCGTGATTTGTACAGCGGTCAGGATCGGCACGGTCACAGTGCGTTGCAGCCCACCGGTAAACTGTATCCTGACGATGGCCAGCGCCGGCCGGCGCAACTTCTTTTCCAGCTCCACGTTCGAGTCCCAGGGCCGTACCGAGTCCTGAGGCTCGATCCGGATCGCGCTATTGTCCTCGTCGGCGATCACCCGGTAGTTTGCTACCACCTGGTCGAACTGTTCCGCCAGACCGGTATAGGTGCCGCTCGACCAGAGACTCGCCGCCGGGGCCCAGAGCAGGCAGCGAAACATCACCTCCCGCTCGAAGCGGCGACGGGTGAGCGTGATAACCGGCGCATCTCCGAGCGTTCGGGTCTTGCCGATCAGCTTGCCGTACTTTTTCTTCCGGTCCTGGACCGGTAGGCAACAGGCCGCGTAATCGTGGTCCTTAAGCCAGTCGAGCGGCAGTTCGTCGAAGAAGACGTTGCCTGTTTTTCCGACCCGGTACGCCAGCGTGTGCCCGTCCGGCAGCAGCAGTTCGTGTAGCCGGTCGCCCAAAAATGTCTGGCAGATGTTCATCATCTCCGGAACACCTCGATAGCGATACCCTGCAACTCTCTCGCAAGGCCAGGCTTCATCTCCTCGAAAGTCGGCTTCCAGAGCTTTCGAGCTGGAATCTTGGTACCGTCGTCGTCGGGTTGCTCGTGAATCAGGGCGATATCGGTGACGTCCTGGCCGTTTCCGTCCCTGACCCCGCGCTTGACCCCCACCGCACCGCTGAAATCGTCCGGCTGGTTGGTGGTTATGTTGCCGTACATCACATTGCTGGCCCGCAACGTATCCGGAGACAACCCCTTCCTCGCCTTCTGCGCGGCATACTTTTCGTTCAACTCCGCCCAATTCAGATCCTGGCGATCGATATGGCTCAGCACCTTGGCCTCGATCTTCTTCAGGCAGCGCCCCAGTGTGCGCCGGCTCTCGCGCTTCAGGTTCGGGCTCGCCTGCTTCAAAATCTGTTTCAGACGGTCCCAGTCGCCGGTGAGTTCCACACTCCCGCCCGCCATCAGCGTTGCACCGTCAACTGCACCAGGATCGGCACCCCGCGAAAGACCGCCTTGTCCGTCATCTTGTCGATACCGAACCGTTTTCCGCCGATGACGATCCAATCCGCGTCGGGCGCGATCAGCAGCTCGTCGGTATCCGGATCCACGAGCGCCCTTTCCGCGAGGTAATCGCGGTTGAGGCTTACGATCTTCCTTTCCGTCCTCTCGGTCCGCTCGTCCTGGACGTACCTCTCTCCGTCGATCTCGCCGTAGCTTCCGACCTCGTCCGGCGTTATTCCGGACATAAGGTCGATCTCCTCGCCCGAGGGCCTAAGCAGCGTGACCGGAGACTTATGAAACGTGTCGGTCACACTGCGCATGGCGGCGCGGAACTGGTCAACATTTTCTTGAGAGAGTAGATCGGCCATTTATCCCACCACGATCATGGCAACGCCCGAATCGACGATGCTGAGCAGCCGGCGTTTTTCGGAGATGGATTTTTCCAGCTCCCGTTCGCAGTCCTGGAGAAACTTGAGCTTATCGACGAATTCCGCCTTGCCGGCCTGGTCGCCCTCGACCTTGGCCATCTCCTTCTTGTAATGGCTGCGTGCCGGCAGGAGCAGCGCCTTGGCCGCCATGTCGGCGACCAGGGACTTCTGCGCCATGGAGAGGTCCGCCTCCGCCTTCCCCGCGAAATCGGCCAGAGACTGCACCAGCCCCACCGACTCCTCGACGTAGACCGGCAGCGAGGCGGCGAAGAGCGCCGCCTCGTCCGGTAGGCGGTTGGCTACCATTTGGGCGATGGTGGCCACTGTTTAAGCCGCCTTGGTGAAGACCTTCGCGCCTTCGGCGAAAATCCGGGAGAAGCCGATGACATTGGAGATAACCGTGTCCTGGAGCTGCTTGTCGATCACCTTCTCGGTCTCGATCAGCTCCGCCCCGGATTCCTTCACCAGTTCCAACGCCGCAGTCTTGCAGACCTGCGTGATAAGCCCGTTACCGAGCGTGGACTCGGTCCAGTTGAAGCGCTTGAGCGGATTGCCGAAAGGAGTCGGCATCTCGCCCGTGGCCGCCGTCTTGAAAATAAACGGCGTCTGGAACTCGGGCAGGCTCAAAATGGCGACCACGTCGGCCGATTTCGCCGTCATTACGGTGGGCGCGAAGCGGTCCATCCCGTAGAAAAACGCGAGCAGTGCGTTGTAGGTGAGTGCGGTCGAGTCGGTAGCCGGCGCCGCATTGTTGTTGCCGTCGCCGTTCAAGAGGTTGTACATGGCGAACGCCACGTTGCGCTTGGCGATCCGCTGCCCGATCAGCTGCAAATGGGCTGCGAAGAGCGGCAACTTCATGCGCCTCAAAACTTCATAGGTTGCGTTCAGCTTGAGGCCCAGTTTTGCCAACCTCACCGAATTTTTGGCCGTCGTGATGGAAACGCTCGGGAACATCCCACCCTCGGCGATCCGCGTGAAGTCGATCTTTTTCTCGTCGAAGACGGTATTGAAGGTATCGTAGACCCCGGAGTCGATAGTGGTCGTGGTGGCGATGACGTCTTCGAGCGTCAGGTCGATGGCCGTGAGGCCGGCGAGCCCGATCCGGACGTTGCGGTTGATGAATTCCGGAAAAAGATAGATATCCTCCTGAGTGCGGTAGAAGCGCTCCACCGTGGCCTGCCTCAGATTGATGTCCTGTTTCATCAGGGCGAACTCGAAGGCGTCGAGCCCGGTCTCCTCCGACGGGTTTTCCTGGGCGAGCAACTCGGTAACGGTGATGCCCAGGGTGCGAGCCTGGCCGTACATTTCGCGGCAAAGTTTCAGAGCCATGTTTTTCAATCCTCCTGTAGGGGCGAACGATCATTCGCCCCGGTTTAAATACGACGGGTGGAAACGAGTCCGCCCCTACGGGTATGCGGTTACGGGCAGCACATCACCAGCGTGCCGGCACCCGTATCCTTGGTGAGCACAAACATCGGCCGGCCCACGCCGGCATCCGTCCCTCCGGAGAGGTCCGTGAGCGCCACGGCGACCACGGCGGCAGCACCCGTACTCGCCCCGGAGTTGACCGCCGTGACCAGGTCGGCGGCGGAGCTCGCGGCGATCGCCGCGATCACCAGTGCGGCGGTAGAGGTGATGTTGCCCGGATCGACCCCGGTCGCGAGACTCACGATGATATCGCGGCCCACCACGTCGACCGAAAGCGCCGAGCTGAACGCGGCCGGGTCCTTGAGCTGGACGCTGATGTTGTTGCCGTCGACCCCGGCCTTTTTGGCCGTGAACAGGATGGCGTTGTTGTTGGCGACCACCCCGGTAACATGCGTTGCCGCCACGGCGGCGGCCGGCGGCTTCACCCCTCCGGCGCCGTTGGCGACCAGGGGTTGCCAGTTGAGCGCCGGAGCGCCCGTGTATGCCACCTCCACGCAGCAGTCGCAGCCGCGGACAGCACCGGCGTCGGGCGCAGTATCGATCTTGACCAGCTTGCCGTAAAAGATGTCCTCCGCGTTACACAGCGCCACCGTGCCGTTTGCGGAGATTTTTACGACCTTCCCCTCGTCGGCGCGCACGATCCCCGCGTCCAGCAAAAAGGTAATGTCGTCGGTCTCCAGCTCGTTAAAGCTCACCCCAAGTATGTCTCTCCAGCTCATAAAACGCTCCTGTCAGTTGAAAAAGTTGAAAAATCCATGAAGCCGCGCCCGTTACAGCTTGTAATCCCCCGCCCTCTTGCCGCCGACGACCGTCGGGTTACCGGTCTCCTCCCGGGAAGAGCGCCGGGAAAGCGGCTCTCCGCACTTGCTGCACTTGAGCGGAGCGGCCTCGTCGACCGCGCCCTGGTACTCCAGCACGAACGCGCGGGCCGTGGCGAGGTCCGCCTTCTCGATCACGCCGCTAACGAACGTCTCCACCGCCTTCTCTCCCTTGGCGAGCTTGTACAGAGTAACGGCCTTCTCCCTGGTTTCCTTCAGCGTAAGAACGCCGACCTCCGCGTCCGGCTTCAGGCTCTCCACCTGAGCCTTGAGACCGGATACGGTCTCGTTGAGTTTTCCCTCGAGCATCTCCCCGGTAACCTCGGTACCGGCGGCGATGCCGAGCACGATCAGCGTGGCAGCAGTCAATTTCATGTTTTCCTCCTCCGTATTGTTTTCGTTACCCGGTGGCGGAGCGTGCTCCGTGCCCGCACCGAAAGTTTTTGCATAGGGGTCCTCTCCCTCCCAGACGATGGAGACCTCCCCGGCGTTCGTGATCCTGGTGACGATGAACCTGACCATCTGCCCATCGACCGTCTCCCCGAGCCGATCATAGAAATTGGCCAGGTCGGGATGAGACCTTTCGTATTCGAACCAGACGGTAACGCTCACCGACCGGAGCGCCTTGATCTCCACACCTCGCGCCAACTTCGGATCGATCGTCTTGTCGATCACCAGCATGGCGTTGATACCCGGAGGGTCGTTCTTGTCATCCCAGGTGCAATCCTGGACCAAGCCCTTCCAGTTGTTGACGTCGGCGTTGTGGTTCGCGTAGAGAGTAAGCCCTTCGAAAAACCCCACCGCAGCCTTCAGGACGCCGGGTCGGGTGAAGTCGAACTTCCGGTAAGGCGTCACCGCCATGGAGAGCAGTCGGGAATACGTGGTAAAAAACTCGTCCGGATTCAGCCCGCCATTATCCGGAAGCGGCGCGAACGAAATCGGACCGCCCACGGCGGCAGTGCTGCATCCCGAAAGAGCGCCCCCGAACCGCGCCCGCGCAAACCCTTCCTTTACCACCTCGAACTGCTTTCTCTCCTGAGCACCCATATCCGCCTCCCTGATATCCCGTCAAACTCGCCCGCAAGCGTCCAAATCCGGTTCATGAACTAGGCATCTTCGCTAACCCATGGTACTAGTCCACCGCAGCCTTCCGGTGCCTGCATTTCGGGTGAAAGGGCGGAGTCTCGAAACCGGCGTCCTGCAGCTCCGCGTCGCTCATTTCCTTCACCCGGTCGGCCGAATACCGGTTGGAAAGAAAAGGCGGCAGGTCCGATGGTTTTTCGAAACCCGCGTCCAGCACCCGGGCCAACCGTTCGGCCGCGACCCGCACTTCGAACACCCGTCCCAACATCGCCTTACAGTGAGCGCAGATGGGAGCCGTCGAAGGTCCCACGATGGCATAGTGTTTCATCCCCGCCTCATAGAGCGACAACGTCTGTCCCATGTTCTGAATACGCCCCATGGTGGTAGAGACGATCTGTTCTATTTTCTGATAGCTCGTCTCCTCGACCAGCCCGGCAAATTTCCGTTTGAATTCGTTCCAGGTGGCATCGTCCCGGATGCTCAGCCCCTTGGCGATATATTCGTCCTGTAGCCAGGTAACAAACTGCTTGCCGGTCACCTCGTTGTTCGCGAGGTAGTTCCCTCTCCCGAAATAGAAATCCTCGACATTGGTGATGTAGCGCAGAGCGTTCTTGTCCACCAGTCCGATGTCGATCCTGTCCGCGCCCTGGTCCAGCCTTCGGTCCACGCCCACGTCCAGCCGTTTGTCCATGCCGTCCATGGCGTCCATTCTTCGTCCACGAAAAGCCGTCAAATGATTCTTGTCCTCGAACCGCCAGCGCCGCCACTCCTCGCCGGTAAACCTGGTACAAACCCTCATCACCGCGCTTTTGGCAATCTCCGCCCGCAGCATCTCCGCAAACGCGCCATACACCGCTTCGGCAAACGCTTTGGCCGTGGAGTACTCCCCCTCTCCCGCCGCGATCCCCGCGGCGATCGCCGCCTCCTCCGGTCCGATCAGCACGCTCTCCAGCGCCGCCTGATAGCTCTGATCCTTCCGGTCGTCGGCGGGAGTCTCCAGCCGGACGGTAATCGCCTCCGCCTTATGTTCGTACCGGCCCGTGATTCGGTTGAAACTAAACCTGACCGCAGGTCCGGCGCTCCCGAAGAATCCGCTCGGCGCAGCATCCCCGATGCGGGTGCCGGTCGCCTTCTCGTAACCCAACTCGCGCGCCGCCTCGTCCTGGCTGATAATCCCGGCGTCGCGCTTTTCCAGTACGTTCCTGATTTTCACCTCGTCAGCCTGCGCCTGCTCCAGCGCCTTGTAACCGGAATCGGGATGAAAGGCGACACTCACCTTGGCGTCGATGCCGCGCAGCAAGAGATCCAGGGTGTATCCCTTCTCCAGGAAGCGCTTCACGCTCCGCCTTGCGTTCACCAGCTTCGTGGTCAGGCGCTGGTAATCCACCTCGGCATAAGTCTCCGTCGTGGAGTAGCTCCGTCCCGCCATGGAAGGCGGGATATCGAGCCCGGAAAAGATCTGTTCCTCGTTCAGCTCCCAGATCTGCTTGGCTCCCGCCGCCGCTCCCGGTGCGACGGCGTTATGTTTGATCTCCTGATCCTTGTAATGGACCGCCACCCCTTTACTGAGGTTCGACTTGTACGAATTGGCGTAATCCTTCAGTCGGTTGGTGAGCCGCACCCGATAGGCCTCGTCGCTTTCCTGCGGTTTCCGCTCCGGGATTTCGAGCGCGACATCCAGAAAGCCCAAGAGCCCCATCTTGCGGATGATCGAGCCGATATTCCCGGTAGCGTCTATCTGGGTCTCGACGTTTTTCAGCACGGCATAGAAGGGTGGAA